TTTTTTTTTTTTTTTTTTTTTTTTTTTTTTTTTTTTTTTTTTTTTTGTGGGTCCTTCCGCTAAACGGCGCATCCCACACAAGCGACTTTAGAGATCAATATCAATCTCTGGCTCCTTTGGAGCTTCCTCTTCAGGGAGCTTGGAGGCAGGCTTCTTCGCACGAGGGCGATCGGCAGCTGCGGGAGCAGGGGAATCTAGATCGATGTCAAGGTCCTCCTCAGAGGAGTGACCTGTAGTCGCAGGAACAAAAGTTACTACGGGTTTGCCAAGGTGGAGCTCGGCACTCTCGGCCCATGTTCGGGGGCCAGCGAGACTCTTCTTTTGGTACACGTCGAACAGCGGATCGAAATAGCCGATGTGCTCAAAGTCGGGGCGTGTCGCAAAAGTTTTGGCGGATTGTTCGTGGATCGCTAGAGCGAGGGCGTGCTCGATAGGATAAGCAAAGGCCTCGTCGGCGATCATCACTAGGCGGGCTTGGCGTATGGACGCCGGGTTAACTCCCTTAAAAGAGGAGGCGGCGGTCTTTGGATAGATTAGGGTGCGGAACAGCTTCTCAGCTGGACGAACACCGAAGTACCCGAGGACCTTGCTGTCCTCTCCGACCCACGCGTAGATGTGGCGCCCAAGGACCTCGAGGTCCGAGACGCACTTCGATGCGTGTGTCGTCGAAGGCTTATAAGACCAGCCAATGCGAGGCGCAACCTCGATCATAGCCGTGATAAGCTTAACTAAGTCAACTGTCTCATCGAAGAGCCAGTCGCAAGAGTCATCACCGTAGGCGGAAATATGCGAAAACTTCTGATACTCGCGATGCGGGTATACCTTGTGCCACGCTGCTCGGCAGATCGCGTCCTCTGCTGCGAGGTCCACGTAAGTGTTGCGAGTGGTGGTCCACATGGATCCTGACGGGTTGGCCAGACCAAGTCTAAACTTGATCCGGTGGTTAGTGACAACCACCTTGCCCTCCCCGTCGGAGAAGTGGCCGAACTTGTGCAGTCGGCGCCAGCCAGGTAACTTCTTCCTTTCTTCGACCGGAAGAGCGTCCTCCTTAGGAAGCACACCCTCGGAGAACTCTGCGAAACTCTGCATTGGTTGTATACGCATTCCCATGTCGTACTCAACTTTGTCAGGAAAGAACAAAAGTCCACGCTTTACATAGACTTTACGAACGGAC